GTTCTTTGGTTGCGTTGTTCATCTCAGTGGATACACGAACAGACGAATCTGCATGTTGTTTGAAGTTCCACTCAGCCAATCTTTGTTGGCGTCTCTCAATCTCGTTTTGCACACGAGCGTCTTTGAGGCCCAGATCTTGAAGACCGAAGTCTTGTCCAATCAGTCCAACAACGGCTGAGAGCATCCTTGCTTTACGACCAAGACCAAACATCTTATCCTCACGTTCGATCAACCATGTAGGCAGGTCGTCGTTTGGATTAGCTAGTTCAGTTTCTTCTTGATACTCGTATGCAATAGATGCAAACTCAGCCCAAGTCCTAGTAGTCAACTGCAAAAAGTTGATACCAGTAGATTGCGGGTCAGTCTCGAGTAAGGGCAAGAGACCGTCTGCAATTGTTTGAACTTGTTGAAGATAATAATCTTCTTCTTTCTTTCGTTGTTCATCGTCCTTTGCATTGAAAGTCATAGGTGTATTCTTTTTAGAATTGAATACCTCCATTATTCCGTTGACTCTTGACACTTGAGCAACTGGTTTGCTGTCGTGGTCAAGCGCGTATTTCCTGTAGTAAAAGTCAGGCAGATGCACTGCATCTTGTGTGTCTCTTACTTCAGAACCCACTGGATCACCATTGGTGTCCGGGGTATACATTGACTCATCTGTTTTGAGTTCGTTTACCAATTCTGGTCCAATCTCTTGGTCAGCTGGGTCAAAATGATCTACATTATTTGCCATAGTTTCCTCCTTGCGGCGTTAGTTCAATTCTTCTGATGAACTTCTTAAGAAACTCACCAGAACTTACATATTCAGCTTGCGATTGTTTTTCGCTTGCTTCGGCTTGTTTGAGCACCTCATTAGGGATACTCACTTCTTCAATACACATATTTACCTCCTTATGTATTTACACAAAACTACTCGCAACGCGACAAAGCGTAGCGACTCGCGCACATACGCTGTTGTCCGGACATTTTTGCCAAAGCAAAAGATGTCCGGCATGTTGTCCGAACATTCTTGCCTGAGCGCTACAAATAAGGAGCGAGAACGGGCACCGTTCCGCGACTGGTTGCGCAAGCAAATTTGTGGGCGGCGATAGGCAAATGAATGTCCGGCACGAGTAATGCCAAGATAAAAATAAAAGATGCTCGACTTTTCATCCGAGCGTGTGCTTTCGGTAACAACCCCCATGTGCCTAGCTCACATGGTAGCTTTTGTTGACCTTATAGTTATGGTCTCTTGACCAGTATCTGGGTCAACAATAATTTCTGTTTTACAAAGCAAGCACGGTTCAACAATTCTTGGCTCGTCTCCGAGTAAGAGTGCCCCACATGTGGGACACTCTAAAGTTGCCGTGTCTGGATTAGACACCTGGCAACTCTTGTTGAACGCCATTGCTGGCTATTGGTTGTGCTGAAGTGTCTTTCTGCACAATCTCTCTCATGAACACTGGCACAAACTTACCTTGTCCATCAGTTGGTATAGCAACATCATACCAACATGTTAGACTGCCGTCTTTGTTGGTAGTTGCTGTGCCGATTTCTCGGCTTCTGTTTTTCCCGTCTTTGCCGGGTATTAAGATGTATAATGAATACATAATTTACTCCTTATTATAATAAAGATTAGTGGCTCGATACACCCGTATCAAGCTCACACACCCACCAGAAGCGCCACAAAGCGGAGCGACTGGCGTATGATTTTTGGTTCCACTGGTTCCACTTGGTTCCACGACTCATGGAACACAAATAACGCAGTAAGAATGCTGGTTATAGGTGATGGTTCCACTGGTTCCATTACTTTTAGGTCTTTCTAACCTTTAACAATTAACTACGGTCCACGGTCCGCCACAAAACTCTGTTTTGATTTAAGCGGAACCATGGAACCGCGAGCGCCTTCTCATCGGGCAAGCCCGCATTGGTGCAATGTTTTTCTTGGTTCCACGAAGTGGTTCCACATCGGCACATGTCCGTGGAACACGCGGAACCAATCATGCACGCACAATGCACCTGCTCGCACACGCTCGCAGGCACTGATGATAGTAGTAGATAGATGATAGTAGGGGGTGGTTAGCCCCCTCTAGGTGATTAAGAATTTAATAGGATGATGGTCTTGCCAAAAACGAATGTTATAAGACCGAAGATAAACCAAAGAAGTAACTCGAACAATGATTGCTGTCCGGTGTAGTTGATAATGTCCATGGTTATGATAGTAGTTAACACCAACGATACTGTGAATATCGTCAGTGTTAATGCGTTAGCTATATAGTTACTCATTTGTCACCTCCAAAGTTGAAGGTCATTTGTTTAGGTGTATCTTGAACCATTGCCTCTGTGTATCCAGCTACGACTTGCTCTTTAGTAGAGCTAACAGCTTTCTTTATGTTAGGGGCTTTGATAGTTTTGATAGCCTTGTGAATATGGTAACTGTATTTACCAATAGTTTTAGATATATTCATGATTTACTCCTTTTGAATATAAGTTAATAACACCAACAGATAAACAGCGTCATAAAGCGTAGCGACTGACGACAAAAAAACCAAAACAAGGTTCCAATGACTGAAACGACAAAGTGTAAACGGAAAACGGTCCGGGGTCGGGGTAGGGTCTGTGATGATAGAGGAGAAGATGTATGAGCGATATATTTCATATTTTTTCAAAAAAATTTTTTCAACAAAAAATTTACAAGATATACCCCAATGTGTTATTTTGAGCACATGAGCTTATTAACTTCTCAAGCAGTTGAGGTTACCGACGAAGACAGAATTGAACTTCAGTCTCATTTTCCCTACGCCGGAGTAAAGTTGTCCGAGCTTTCGGTCCAAGAAGAAAGAGTCATTTTGTATTTTTTACGTGGCATGAGTAAAGCGGCCGCGGGCCGTGCAGCGGGGTACAAGAATCAGGATTCAGTGTACGAAGTTTTTAAAAAACCAAAGGTGCAACAAGCTATACAATATCTAAGAGAAGAGATGCGAGAAGAAGTAAAGTTCGATCGTAATACAGCGACCCAAATGTATTTAGAAGCTCACCGTAAATCATCAACTTCTACCGAAGAAAAAAATGTTGTCGATTCTTTATGCAAGCTCCACGGTCTATTTGCACCCGAGCAAGCAACTCAGGTTAATATAAACGTCGATAAATTAGAAAGATTAGAAAGACTACCAGATTCCGAGCTATTAAAATTAGCTGGAGTAGATACACAGTATTTAGAACCTAAAGGAGAAGATAATGACTAGTAAATATGATATGGCTGCTAGGGCCAGAAAAAAGAAACGTAAAGTTAAAAAAATGAAAGGTAAGTTTCCAGATTTAACTGGAGATGGAAAAGTAACCTTTGCCGATATCTTAAAAGGTAGAGGCGTAAAAAGAAAAGGAAAAAAATAATGAGCACTTCAAGTAAAAAGAAAACCCAAAAGAAAAACGATACTATTGGTAACAAAGATAATAATGTAGCAAAAGTAAATACTACAGGTTACGCGCCCCTAAGAGAACAAACTGTTGCAGGGCATATGGGCGTGTCAAAAAGTATAGCTGCAAAAAATAAAACAGAAAGACTAAAAAAAGAAGCTGCAGGAGGGTACAAAAGTGTGCCCCTTAGTAAGAAACCTGTAGGGGTAGCTTTTCGTGAAATTTTTAATAAACCACCTAAACTTAAACAAAAAAAGAAAAAAGGAAAGAAATAATGCATTGTATAAATCAACCCCCAAAAAAAATGTCCGGCAAAAAACCTAAAAAGAAAAAAATGGTAAAGAAAGGTAAAAAATAATGAAAAGCACAGGAATAAATGCCCCACACCCAAGCAATATGAAAAAATTTGCAAAAAAGATGAATAAGTATAAGAGCATACCAAAGACAGGAGGTAAAAATGCCAGCAAAAAGAAAAACTACTAAAAAGAAAAGTGGCGCGAAGCCAACTAACCCAACCTTATATGCAAGGGTAAAAGCTGAAGCTAAACGGAAGTTTAAGGTCTATCCTTCGGCATACGCCAATGGTTGGCTAGTTAGAACTTACAAAAAACGTGGTGGCGGCTACAGATAATGGCTAAGCCTACTGGTGGCCTAACCGCATGGTTTGGAAAAGGCCCCAAGGGCGATTGGGTTGATATTGGTGCCCCAAAGAAAAAGGGCAAGTATCAAGCCTGCGGTAGAAAATCCGCAAAAGGTAAAAGTAAACGTAAGTACCCGAAATGCGTACCACGTTCGAAAGCTCGGTCTATGACTGCAGCTCAACGTAGAAGCGCAGTGAAGAGAAAACGTGCGGCGGGAAATCCAGGCGGGAAGCCACGTAACGTAAAAACTATTGTTAGGAAAAGAAAACCAGCAGTAAAAAGGAGGACTCGTGCCAAGAAAAAGAGATAATATGCCTAAAAGGAACAAAAAGAACTTTAGGCCAACAAAAAAAGGCGCTGGAATGACTAAAGCAGGCGTAGCAGCCTACAGAAGGAAGAATCCAGGATCAAAATTAAAGACAGCGGTAACGGGAAAGGTCAAAAGAGGCTCAAAAGCAGCTAAAAGACGTAAATCTTACTGCGCAAGAAGCGCAGGACAGATGAAAAAGTTTCCAAAAGCAGCTAGAAACCCGAATTCTAGGCTAAGACAAGCCAGAAAACGTTGGAAATGTTAACAAAAGGAGAAAAATATGCCAGGGTATATGTACGGTAAGAAAAAACCGATGAAAAAAAAGAAAAAAAAGGCTACAAAAAAGAAAAAAACTTATAAATATTAAGTAATGGAGCACAAAAAGCTAGAATGCTATAGGTGTAAGAAACTTTTAGCAGATAATCTCGTATTACCTAAAGGGTTATGCGTGTATTGTGCTGCCGATGAGGCAGATCAGCTTCCACAACCTCAAAAACAACCAAAAGTAAGCAAAAAAGAAGAAAACGCGCAATTAAAAGCCGAAAAAGAACTTGCATTGCGTATTTTAGCGCGAAAACGTATGTTGCCGTTTGTCGAAAAGTTTAATCACGATTACCAAGCAGGGTGGGTACATAAAGATGTCTGCAGAAGACTAGAGAAATTTAGTCAAGATGTGGCAGAGAAAAAATCTCCCAGATTAATGTTGTTTATGCCTCCTAGGCATGGCAAATCTACTCTAGCCAGTATAGCCTTTCCTGCTTGGCATTTAGGACGTAACCCTGGTCATGAATTTATTAGCTGTTCGTACTCTGGTTCCTTAGCTATGAGTTTTTCTAGAAAAGTTAGACAAGTTTTAAGAGAACCTACTTATAAAAATGTGTTTGAGAATACAAAACTAGATAAAGACTCACAATCTGTAGAGTCTTGGCAAACAACCGAGGGCGGTGGTTATGTAGCAGCTGGTGTTGGTGGTGGTATCACAGGTAAAGGTGCACACGTACTATTAATTGATGATCCGGTAAAAAACCGAGAAGATGCAGAGTCAGAAAATAACAGAGAGGCCACGTGGGACTGGTATACCTCTACTGCTTATACTAGGCTTTCCCCTGGTGGGGGTATACTAGTCATTTTGACTAGGTGGCACGATGATGACTTGGCTGGTAAATTGTTGACTGCAGAAGAAGATGGAGCAGACGCATGGGAAGTAGTTAAGTATCCTGCAGTCGCAGAAGAAGATGAAGAGTTTCGTGCAGCCGGCGAGCCCCTGCACCCCGAACGTTATAATTTAGAATCATTAGAGATGATTCAACGTGCAATTGGCCCAAGAGATTGGACTGCGTTGTATCAACAAAACCCAGTATCAGATGAGGGTGATTATTTTACACGTGATATGGTTAGATATTATGAGCCAGATGAAATAGATTATGATAGACTTCGTTATTATTGTGCGTGGGACTTAGCTATCGGACAAAGAGATAGAAATGATTTTTCTGTTGGTATTGTAGTAGGTATTGATGAGTACGATAATATGTTTGTAGTTGACCTTGTCCGGGGCAAGTATGACGGTTATGAACTTGTAGAAAAAATATTGGATTTGTATGAACAATGGAGACCTGGTATTGTTGGTATTGAGAGAGGCCATATTGAGATGGCTATCGGGCCGTTCTTAGAAAAACGTGTATCAGAACGTAGGTTACACTCTGCATATTTTAAAGATCTAAAAGTAGGAAGACGTGATAAAGAAGCAAGAGCAAGAGCAATTCAAGGTAGGATGCAACAGGGTAGAGTTTACTTCCCTGCAGATTCTGTTTGGACAGGTACCATGGTTGCTGAACTTTTGCGTTTTCCTAACGGCGTGCATGATGACCAAGTTGATGCACTGGCCTGGGTTGGGTTAATGATTATGGAGTATGCTACATTTTATGAAGCACCAGAGCATGTACCTTCTTGGAGAGATAGGTTAGAATTGATAGCAAAGGGGCCGAAAAAGAAATCGGCAATGAGTGCGTAGATGGTGTACAAGACTAAAAAACCAAAGAAGAATTTAACTAAAGCTGAAGAACTTACTTTAGCAAAAACTCAGTTTAACGCATATGTACGTGCTAGAGACAATGGCCATGAAGATTACATCCACATGGCAAAAAAATGCGACGCATATTATAGAGGAGAACAGTGGGATGATTTTGATATGCAGCAACTTGATGATCAAGGCAGGCCCGC